CTCAGGTCCAGGCATTAGTCAGAGGTGAAGTAAACTCATTTATGGGTTTCACTATGCACATGATTGGTGATCGTGATGAAGGTGGACTTCCAAAAGATGGGTCTAATGACAGAACTTGTTTAGCATTTCATAGAGATGCTATTGGTTGTGCTGTTGGTATCCCACCTAAAACAGAAGTAAACTACATTCCTGAGAAAACTTCCTTCTTGGTAACAGCAATGTATTCTGCTGGAGCAATCGTGATTGATGCGAATGGTCTAGTCGATATTACTTGTAGGGAGAGTTAATATGGCATTTAGTAGAACTGGATGGAATCCAATCGGTGGTCAATCCAAAAAAGGTGTTGCACCACAACTTTTCACATACACTACAACTGATGCAGTAACTGCAATCGATGCTTCAGGATACTTCAATGATGTGTCCGATGATGTAAGTGTAGGTGATGTCATAATATCTGTAACAAGTACTGGTGGTACATTAGCATCATCAATTCACACTGTAGTTTCAAATGCTTCAGGTGTTGTTGATATTTCTGATGGAACATCGATTTCTCAGACAGATAGTGACTAACAACTAAAAGGCGAGGATATGGCTGAAGGCGATACTGACGTAAGCATTTGTTCACAAGCTCTCCTTCTTCTTGGAGCAAATCAAATCACATCGTTTGCAGATGGTACTGCCCCTAGCTCTATCTGCTCAGTGCTATATCCTCGTGTCAAAGCTCAAACCTTGAGCATGTATCCCTGGTCATTTACATTGACCAAACAACAATTAGGCCGTCTTACAACCACACCCACAAATGTTTATTTGTACGCTTATCAATTACCCTCAGATATGTTTGTTGGTGTTCCCAGGGCTGTCTATGCTTCTTTATCTACTGGTACATTACCTAAGATAACTGAATATGAAATCCAGGGTGATCAATTATTTACAAATGAAACAACAATAGTTTTAGATTATCAAAGATTAGTATCTGAAGTAGATATGCCAGCATATTTTGTACAGATGCTTATTTATCAGATGGCCTGGCATTTAGCCGAGCCTATCACAGACCAAACAACCAAAAGTGATTATTGGAGAACTATAGCACTTGGAACTCCATCAGAAAGTATGAGAGGTGGTTATTTTAGGATTGCCATGCAAGCTGATGGCAGTGGCCAATCAAAACCAGTTATTGCAGATTATCTTTTAACTGAGGTTCGATAATGTCCAGGATAACACAATACCAATCAAGCTTTACTGTAGGTGAGATTGATCCCCTACTTTTCGGCCGAGTTGATTTACAACAATATCCTTCAGCTTTAGAAAAAGCTCAAAACGTAGTGGTGTTACCTCAAGGTGGTTTTGAAAGACGGCCTGGTCTAAGATTTATGTTGGATATATCATCTCACCTGGGTGGATCATTTACTACCTTAGATGGTATTAGATTAGTTCCTTTTGAATTTTCTACTACACAATCTTATATGCTGGTGTTTGTAAAAAACACAACTAGCAATACCAGGATGTTTGTCTTTGCTAATGGACAACAGATAACGAACATCAATAGTTCAGGTAATGACTTCCTTGTTTGTGCCTTGGGTGATATTGATCTAGATCGTATGTACTTTACTCAAAGTGCAGATACTTTGATCCTGGCCCATGAAGATATGTCTCCTAAATCTATTGTAAGAGGTGGCAGTAACTCTAGTTGGACATTTTCTACAATAAGCTTAACTGTTCCCAAACATGCTTTCTCAACATCTACTACTAGTCCAAGTGTAACTATTACTCCGGATGCTGTAGATGGCACTGTTACATTAACTGCTTCATCTTCTGTTTTTAACGGAAGTCATGTTGATCAATATATAAATGTTCTCAATGGTTTTGGAAGAGCCAGGATTGTAGATCAACCATCATCAACTGTTGTAAAGGTTGTAACTGAAATACCTTTTTTTGAAAAAGATGTAGCTATAGCTTCCGGTGCTTGGGAGTTAGAAACTGGTTATGAAGATGCAGTATCAAGCACCAGGGGTTTTTTTAGAACATGCACATTCCATGAGGGAAGATTATATTTTGGTGGCAGTAAGTCACTTCCTAATAGTTTGTTTGGATCAAAGGTAGATGATTTTTTTAACTTCAAACCAGGTGAAGCTTTTGATGATGATGCCTTGTTTGTGACTATATCTACAGATTCAGTGAATGCTATAACTGCTATGAGATCAGGTAGAGACTTGCAGATATTTACTCAGGATGCTGAGTTCTTTGTTCCACAAGCTACACTTGATCCAATCACTCCATCAAACATTGTTATAAAAAATGCGACAAGACGAGGATCAAAAGAAGGCATCAAGCCAGTATCTGCCGAAGGTGGTACATTGTTTATTCAGCGAGAAGGCAAAGCTCTAAGAGAGTTTTTGTTTAGTGACGTTGATCTAAATTACAATGCTAATAATGTTTCTCTACTAGCATCACACTTGCTGAAGTCTCCCCGGTCAATGGCACTTCGTGTCGCAACCAATACTGATGATGGTGACCTTCTTTTGATCACCAATGATACTGATGGGTCTATGGCTGTCTTTTCTATCTTACGATCACAGAATGTTGTAGCTCCTTCAGAGTTCATCACAGATGGTAAGTTTTTAGACGTAGCCGTTGATATTACTGACATTTATGTGGCTACCGAAAGAACAATCAATGGTGCTACAAAAAGATATGTTGAGATGTTTGATGATCAAAGAACAACAGATGCCAACATACAATACTTCTCCGGGGCTACTAGCCCTGATCAATCTTTACCAGGTAATACAACTTGTTCAAACCTATCTCACCTGGAAGGCAAGACTGTAGATGTAGTAAGAGACAACTTTGTTTTGACTGACAAAACTGTTTCCAGTGGAGCTATAACTATAGATCAAGCACCCTCTTCATTTGTTGAGGTTGGCCTTCCCTACACTGTCGAAGTCAAGACATTACCAGCAGAACCCAGGTTGTCATCCGGTGTTGGAGTTAGCCGTAAGAAAAGAATATTAGAAGTTACACCAGTTTTAGATAGAACTCAGAACATTGCTATCAATGGATCAGAAGTTCCATTAGAAACTTTACCCTACACTATGGGATCAGTGCCTAATACATTTACTGGCCGGAAAAGAATTAGTCCATTACTTGGATACAGTGATACAGCACAAATCACATTCACAATGACACAACCATTATTCGCAACAGTTTTATCTGTCGAATATAAATTATCTATGGGGCAATGATATGGCAGAGATAGCACTAGTATTAGCCGGAGCTTCAGCCTTGATGCAATATCAGGCTGGCAAAGAAGCCAAACTAGCATATGAATCAAGAGCTAAATTTACAGAACTTGAAGGTAGGGTTGAAGGTGTAAAAGCAAAAGAGCAAGGAAATGAAGCATTAAGAAATGCAAGAAAAGCTTTAGCTAGTGTAACAGCAACAGCCAGGGCTGGTGGATTAGAACCAAACATAGGAACACCAGTTGATTTTGGTACATTCAATATTTTAAATCCAGCATTTAAAGATTTTGCTACAGCAAAAGATAATGCATTATTTATTAAGATGCAGACAAAAGCCCAGGCAGAAGATTTTAGACGGGCTGGTCGAGAAGCAAAGGCTCAGGGTGTTGCTAATGCTCTAGGCACATTAAGTGCCGGTATCATGCAATATCAGTCTATTGGTGGCCCTGGTGCAGATACATCTAAAACAACTAGGTCCACAACTAATACAATGTATTCCAATGATGCATACAGTGGATCAAGCAGTTCAACAAGATTCAAAGGATATTATACATAATGGCTAGGACAAGGTTTCCAACATTACAACAAAGAATATCTCTTGTATCAGTAAGAGGTCCATCAGGTGTTGGTAGCCAGGAAGCTGTTCGTACCATGAATGTATTAGCATCAAACCTGGATAGAATGTCCAATTTCTTTTTTAAAAAAGCAAGTGCTATAGCTGAAATAGAAGGTGCTGAGTTTGGAGCAAAAAACCCTATAACTGAACAAGAGTTAAAAAATCAATCTTTAACTGTAGAAGATATAGAAAACAGATTGGGTGATAATAATACTGTATTTGGCCGGGCTAGTCGTAAAGCTAGTTTAGCAATATTAGAAACAGAGCTTGAACTTTCAGCTAGTAGACAATTTACGGATATCATATCGAATGCTATAGAAAACGATCAGGATGTAGATAGTCTTGCAGATGACCTTGATGCAGTAACTTTGCAGTATTCAAAGCTTGCTAGTCAGGCATCCCCTATTGTTGGTAAAAGATTGACAGCATCATTAAATACAACTGCATCATCAAAGTATCACAGCTATACAATCAAAAAAGCAAATGAGACTTTGTCAAAACTTAAAAATACTTCTGAAGCTTTAGTTTTTGAAATTCAAAAAAACTACTCATCAAAACTTGAAAAAATAATAAATGAAACTGATAGTGATAAATTAGCCACACAAATTGATCAATTTAAAAATATTCAAAAAGGTGCATTGTCATATGAGTTAAATAAATTCAAAAGAGATGCTCCCACTATTATTAAGTTTTCTAATGATTTTGATAGCGATCATCAACAGACACTCAAAGATTATGTCATAAATGTGGCTAAAAGTAACAACTCAGAATATAGAATACTCAAAGCCCTTGATTCAAATAATTTTAAAGGTATCAACCCAAAGATAAAAATATTATTAGACAAGTTAACAACAACAGAAAAAGCTTCACTTAGAGATACAATAAACCAAAATTATAAAAATAGAGAAGATTTAGAAGAAACAAAAGAAAATAATCTTGTAAAACAAAACGAAGAAAAAACAAAAACCTTAGTTAAAGATGCGACTATATCTATAGATAATGGCGATGAGAACAAAGCACGAGATTTAATAAAACAACTTAGAATATTAAATGAAACTGATAAAGCAAACGAACTTGAAGTTCAATTGAACAAGACTGATGGTATTAGAACATTTGATGATCAAAGTGACCTGGAAGAAATAAATAATAAAATTGCAAATTTATCTGCAAGCTTTGATACCCTTGACCAATATAAAAATAGTTTCACTCCAAAAACTAGAGCTTCCCTACAACAAAAAATTGAGCAGATAGAAAAAGATGAAGTGAAAGAAATAATTGGACAAATAGCTGGTAAGTTAGGATTTAATATAAATGACGAAATTCCTTCAGGTGATCCTAGATTCAAATATAGTCAAATAGTTTCAAGAATATCTTCCAAATTAGACATAGCTAGAAAAAATGCTCAAAGAGAAGGTAAATTTTTTAATGCAAGAGATTTTGTTGATAGCATACAAAATGCAGAAATAGAGTTGATAAATATAGAAACATTCAAAAAAGATAAAGAATCATTTGAATATTATTTTGGTATTATTACAGCAGACAATCAAAGAGATAATCCATTACTTAATGTGTCTATAAATGCTGGCAGTAGAACAAAACAAGACTATGAAACACTTTTAAGATTTATTGAAAATCTTAATAACATGAACAAAAAGGAAAGACCAAAACCTTTTAACACTGATCCGGTTGATAACTACACTGGAACAATAACTGAGCTAAAAAAATTAATTGAAAATCCTTTGATTAATAGGAATGACTTGTAATGGAAGAACAAGATATTTTAAATGAAATTGATAACAGTCGTGCAGTACGTCTAAGTGGTGAAGCCTATACTACAAAGATCAATGGTAAAGGTACAAGCGAAATAACCTATTCACCGAGGTATGATACTGTAAGTGATGCATTTATGGGTATTGGATCAACAGTAGCAAGTGGAGTAGCTGGAGCAACATCAGCAACACTAGGATTGCCTACTGATATTGCTGGTCTATTTGTGGGAATAAAGGATGCAGTATCTGCTGAGGATGGGCAAAGAATAGATGCATTTGTAAATGGTTTTACTGAGTTTTCAAAAGCTAACCTAGGATCAGAGTATTACAGAGATATATTTAATAATTTTGTTGATGGCCTAGATGTTGACCCTAAATTAAAAGAAGATGCTAAGTCAGGTTTTAGTGTTGGCGAGTTTGGTGGTGTCGGTGGTGCAGTTGCTAAAGGTCCAAAGGTAATTAAAAAAGGCTTAGAAAAAGTTGGAGACAAGGCACAGCAAGAATTAGACCTGGATACTGGTGGTGCTACCCTATCAATGAATGCAATAGGCGAAGCAGATAAGTTACTAAAGCAAGGTTTGGCTAAGTTCGCACCTAATAATATTATGGATGATACAAAGCTTGTTCTTAACAAAAGAGCAGAAGAAATGAAGTTGCCTACTAACAAACGAACAATGCCTAGTGGACAAAACCCATTGTTTGACACATCTGATGAAGCATATCAAAAATTAGAAGTTGAGCAAAAAGAAACACCAGTACCAAGAAAAACAGAAGATCAAGCTTATCCTTTGAACAATAGAGCTAAAGCTATTGAGGACAAAGCCGATGCTATTGCTGAAGCTTTGGCAAAAAAGATAATTCCATTCAAAGGTCGTAATATACAATATTTTTACAACACATCACCTATTATCAAAAAAGCTATAGAACTGGGAATACCAAGGGATACAGCTATAGACCAATTAATGAAGTTTGGTAAAAATTATGCTTCTACAAGCCCAAGAACTATGACTGATCAAAATCTGAGAAATGCATCCCTTGTTGCCACAAAAGAAAATATTGGTGTTGATTTAAATAAAATACTTGGACCAGGTGGTGATGGTGTAAATGAAAAGGGTTATCCTATGATGATTAATCCTGGTGGTATACACAAGAAACTTATAGATGCTTCTAGAGCCGAGGGAATAAGTTTTGATACAAATCCAAAACCAGCAACATTCGCTGAAAACGTAGCTGGTAATCTAGAGGGTGTTACTGTCGATACACATGCTATAAGAGCAGTTATTGATGTTATGAATGAACTAGAACCAGGATCAGTGCCGATAGAGTGGATTGGTGGCAAGACAGCTAAAAAGACTAAGCAATTTCAAGAAATGTATAAAAATGACCCATCATCATTAGATGTATCAACTATGGTTAGAGATACACTAGAGACACAAGCTCTTAACAAAATAAGCAAGCAAACAGAATATGCTGTTTTTTCTGATATATATAAAAAGGTTGCTGAGAAAGCTGGAGTAAAACCAGCAGAAGCACAATCATTATCATGGTTTGCTAATGGAGAAAAAACTGGATTAGCTTCAGAACCTAAAACTATTGTTGAATTATTAGACGATAGAATTGATGTAACATCGCAACTAACTGGTATGAGCAAAGAAGATGTATTTAAAAAGTTTATGCAAGGATCAATACCTTTAGCAAGTGCTGGTGGACTAACACTTCTTGATACTGGTGCAATGATGGATGAAGGAGTTGCTGATGAATCCTAAAAGTATATTATTATCTATTCTCAAAGCTGGTAAAAAAATAGAGAAGAAACAAGAAAAAATTAGAAAATTTACAGCACCTGAAGATGACGTAACAATCACTGGTCAAGATGAAATAATTATTAGAGGTGCTTCAGAAAGTGATGTAAATGCTCTTAATGATGCTTTGACTGAAATAGGATATAAAGGCAAAGGTTTGGATTTATCCAAGCTTGTCCATAATTTTGTTTCAACTAAAAATGGTGTCGTTGATATAGGACAGAAAATCAACATTGAAGAATTGATGCTAAAGATTAAAAGTAACAACAAAGAGTTGTTTGCTTTTTTAAGAAGGCCATCAGCTTCTATAGAAGAGATGGTAGCTATGGCCCAAGCAACTGGGGCAACAAACATTGCAAATAAGTTTTTAAAAAGAAAGCCAGGTGAATTAGTTCCAGCAGAAGATACTATAGGTGGTCTAATAGCCATGATGAAGTTAGGAAGTGAGTTAGAAAGTACATCTAAAAAAATACTTAAAACAACTGACCAAGGACAAAAAGAAAATTTATATAAAAAATTATCAATTCTTGCGACAATACAAAGTAATTTATCTGCACAAGTTTCAGGAGTTGTTTCTGAGTATGGTAGAGGATTGGCAGTTGTAAGGTCAGTTTCAAAATTACAAAACATAGACTTGACTGAGTACACACAAAAGTTAGATGATTTTGTTAATAATTTAGATGATGGTCTTATAGATTATCATGCTAATGCTTATCTTGCTTTGCCATCAACTGGCCGTGCTTCATATGCAAGATCAGGGTTGCTCATGAAAACATACGATGTTGCTATGGAAGGTTATATAAATGCCCTACTTTCATCCCCTATCACACATATTATAAATATGGCTGGTAACTCAATGTTCCAAATTGCTAGAACTCTTGAAACTGGTTTGGCAAGTTTTGTTGGAAATGTAAGAACTTTAGGTGGTAGAAAAGGACAGATAGGTGATCGTGTTTATGCTGGTGAAATATTACATGAATCACATGGTCTTATTAATGCTTTATTTGGTGAAGCTCTTAAAACTGGTAGGCTGACAGATGTAGTTGGCGATGCTTGGAAGAGTAGTGGTGCAACATTGTTAACTGGCACACCTGGTGACTTTGCATCAAAAATAGATTTAAAAAATAGAAGAGCAATCGGTAGAACAGACAATCTAAATGACGTTTTTAAAAGTCTTGCAAGAGGAGAAGTTGCACCATCTGCATTAGATTTATTAGGTATAATGACAAGAATACCAGGAAGATTTCTTGCAACAGAAGATGAGTTTTTTAAAGTTTTGTCAGAACGGGCAGTACTTTTTAGGGAAGCTCATAGAGAACAAAGCATCACATATGAAACTCTTATAAGATCAGGTGTTGATAAAGAGGAAGCCACTATAAAAGCAAAGCAGATATATCAAGATATAATGACAGAACCACCTCAACATATAAGAGATATGATGAGTAAAGAAGCAAAGATCAGAACTTTTCAAGATAATCCTGAAGGTATTTATCAATCTTTTATTCAGTTTGCAAATCTACCAGGAATGAAAATTATTGTACCTTTTTCAAGAACACCAACTAATATTGTAAAAGAAGTGTTTGATAGAACATTTAATTATTCACCAATATACAAGGCATTAAAAGGTAAGTTACCTGGACAAACTGGTCCTTCCGGTAAAGAGTTTGATCAAGCTATGAGCAAGCTTATACTTGGTAATAGTATATTTGCATCGTTTGTTTTGTTAGCTGATGGTTATTTTGGAGATGACATTAAGATTATAGGCAGTGGCCCAACAAATAAAATGGCTAAAAAAATTATGAGAGATGCCGGAGTGCCACAATATAGTATTGGTTTTAAACAAGAAGATGACACATTTAAATACGTTACCTTTTCAAGATTTGATCCCTTGTCAGGTATTTTAGCTATGGCATCAGATTATCAATACTATGCAAGAAATTCAGGTGAAGGCGATCTGCTTTCTTTAGAAGCAATGTACAAAGCTGGAACATTAGCTGTGGCAGATTATGCTATGAATATGCCTTTTCTCCAGGGTGTATCCGAGCTTACTAAAGCTATGGGAAATCCACATGGCACAAACGAAGATGTTATGGATAGATTTGTAAAATATTTTGGAGAGCAATCAGGTGGTGTTGTTTTCTCAAATATCGGTGTTGTTGATCAATATTTAGGCCTTCCATCAACTTTAAATGTACCAGGAGCAACATCTTTTACAAGAACATTAGAAAGAGTTCAAAACCCATATGCAAGCAATACAATGTTGAATGAAGAACAACTTGATGCAGTTACAAGAAGTCCCATGCCCAAATTTATGGAAGGTTTTTACAAAGCTTTGAATGTTGCTAAAAGTGGTAATCCGAGATTTAGTGATGAACTTGAGCCAGCATTAGATTTTTGGGGTAGGCCAATACTACAAACTAATTATGTTGAGGATGTGGATGGACAGTTAAAAGGCACATCAGCTAACTATTATAATCCTTTTAGAGTTGGTCGTGGTGATTTTTCAAAATTAGATAAAGAAATTATATCTCTTATAGAAAAAACTGGGGAAAGTTTTTCTTTTCATAGACGAAGTTACAACGGAATAAAATTTAATGATAGACAATATAATAAATATGTAAAAAACATAAATTCTTTATATGAAAATGATGATGGCAAACTTATGTCTCCAAATGAGCCTGGCTATAGAGAGGATTTCAATTTGTTATCTAGATTGAATAAAATGATAGTATCTAAGGAATATTTAAATTTAGCTACAAACGAAGAAAAAATGGATATGATGAAAGCAGAACTACGACATGCAAGGGAGCTTGCTATAAAGCAAACTATTGATACAGATGTTAATTTAAAGTTTCTAACTAGACCAAATGATTGATTTAGTGTATAAATCCTAGAGAGGTATCTAATATGGCTACATATAATGTTACAGCACAAACAAGAAGAGTACAGTTTACTGGCAATGGTACGGCTGGTCCTTTTGCTTTTTCTTTTCAGGTAAATGCTACAAGTGAAATAAAAGTATATGTAGATACAACAGAAAAAACAGAAACTAGTCATTATACAGTATCTCTCAACTCCGGCACTGGTGCTGGCACAATATCATTTACAAGTGGTAACCACCCTACTTCAAGTCAAACTATTACAATCCTGGGTGACATACCTCTATCCAGGACATCAGTGTATACATCCGGTGGTCAGCTTACAGCTTCATCATTAGAAGATGATTTTGATACTAATATGTTTATACACCAGCAAACTAATGAAGAGATTGATAGATCACTTAGATTAGCAGAACATGATGCTATATCAGGTGCTGATATGACATTGCCGGTAAAAGCAGACAGATTAGGAAAAGCCCTAGGTTTTAATTCTTCTAGTGGTAATCCTGAAGCTATTGAACCAGTTACAAATGCAAGTGTGTCAGTAAGTGGTCTTAGTGCTGGTGCAAGTCCTACTGCTTCTGTCAGTGTCGCTAACAACACAGCTTCATTTACATTTGGAATACCAGCCGGTGCTACCGGAGCTACTGGGGCAACCGGTGCTACTGGAGCTACTGGTGCTACTGGTGCTACGGGGGCAACTGGTCCTCAAGGAGACACTGGCCCTCAAGGTGCAACTGGCCCTCAAGGTCCAGCCGGATCAGATGGTGCTGATGGTGGTGGTTTATCTGATGTTGTGTCAGATACAACTCCTCAACTTGGTGGTGATTTAGATGTAAATGGTAATGCTTTAGTATCCACATCTAATGGGAATATAGCACTTACACCTAATGGCACTGGTGTAGTTAGGATTGATGGAAATGTTGATATCCAAACTGGTGAGATAGTTCTAAAAAATGGTGGGTCGATATCAAACATAAAATTATATTGTGAATCAAGCAATGCACATTATGTACAATTACAAGCTCCAGCCCATGCAAATTTCAGTGGCAATGTAACTGTAACATTACCTAACACAACTGGCACTGTTGCCCTAACAACAGATATAGCAGATGAAGCCACTGCATTGGCAATAGCACTAGGATAGGAGAATAAAATGCCAAACACATTTAAGGTAGTATCACATGACGTTATGCCAGCCAGTGCTGGCACACCTGAAGATTTATATACTGCACCGAGTAGCACAACAACAATAATTCTAGGACTTGTCATAGCAAATGTTCATACAAGCCAAGTCACAGCTAGTGTAAAGCTAGTATCTGATACAAGTGGTGGTGGTAGATCAGCTACGAATACAACGACATTTTTACTGAAAGATGCACCTATCCCAGTAGGATCATCATTAGAAATATTATCAGGAAACAAGGTTGTTTTAGAAACTACAGATAAATTACAAGTAGATTGTTCTGTAGCAGACAAAGTATCAATAACATTATCTATCAT